GCTCGCACCCAATGCCTGGTAACCGCTAACGTCAATGCCCCTAAGCATTGTTTACCTCTTCTTTTGGCTGTGTGTTAGTTGGTTCAGCGTTGACTGTCATATAACTTGCAGGACGCTCAGATGGCTGTACGTAGGTCATTGCACGTGCAGAATCGCTAATGCCCTTTGTGGTTGGGTCAACCGTGACACCGATAGCGCCAAGGACCGCTACAACCACAGTACCGATGAGATAAGGGTTGCTGATGAACTTAACGAATACATCAGCAAGGCTGCCCCACGTAGTCAAATCGGAATAAGCCAGTCCGAGGTAAGCCAGGACGGGACTCATGACGATGCCCGCCATTCCAAGCCACCATGCAGGGTTGTGAAGTCTTACTTTCCAGTTAATCATGTTGATTCTCCTTTACTTCTCAAGCTTTGTAATGCGTGAGTCTAGGTTTTTCACGTCGGTTTTGACCTCGGCGAGGTCTGTTGCTGCTTTTTTTGACACTTCGTCCGCCCTTCGTGCAACAATGCCAACCACCGAAAGCTCAGCCGTGTGCTGTGTGAGCGTGGCAGTTAAGTCAGAGAGAGACTGTTGATACTTGCCAAGCTGCTCATTCATGACCTGCTGGCGAGTCTCTAAGCGAGTGAGGGTGTTGGTGATGGTGCTTTTCCAGGCATCCTCTTTTTCTTTGTCATCTCGACTAGCACGCTGCAAGTTCGAGATAGCAACAAGACCGCCGAGAAATGCGCCTACAATGGAGATGAAGAAGGAAACCATTTCAGCCGTAATATTCATGACCCCCTCCTTAATGCCTTACCGTGTACGTGAGGGATCCATAACGCCATGCGTTAGAGACTTTTCCGCCTTGGTCTTGAAGGTAAATATTGCCGTCAGGTCTCGCTGAGATAGCAGTAATCACGTCAGCATGACCGGGGCAGAAGCCTGAGTTATAGACGATTGACTCACTGCTGTCTGTGGCTGAGCCGTACTTCTCATGATCTACTAGAGGTGGTCTTGAGTTTTCTGGAAGCGTAAATGGGCAACGGACAGCGTCGTAAGAAATATTGTTAGCCAACCAACCTCGAACCTTGATAGTTACAGAATCGCCTGTGCGGTAAATGTGCCAGAAGTTGTTGTAGCTTCCTTGTGGCTGTAGGTAGATTACGTCAAAGTCAGTGTCAGACTGCTTCTTGTCGTCTCCAAGAACGTTGATAGTAGGCAGCAGAGATACGGGCTCACCAACGGTAATGCCATTGATTGGTAGACGGTAGAGGGGCATGCAAGCTGTAGTAGATCCTGAGAGAATGTCACCCTTTACATAGGTTGGGTCTACCGGATTACCCTGATTGGTTGGTGTGCCCTGGATAACCTCGCAAGTGAACTTCTCAACACCGCCAACCTGCTTAGAGTACTTGAGCACTACCAAGTCATTGCGCTTATAACCAGCACGACCATTGGCAACATTAAGCTCAAAAGGCTCTTCATTAGTCACCATACGAGCGTCAAAGAGCACATCACCAGTATCAATACGAACCCTGTTGGCAGTCTGCATAGCAGCCTTGATTTGGTTCTGTGTCTGAAGAATGCCACGAACAGAGCCAGCCACACCAGCAATTAACCTGCCAATCTGAGGTGCTGTGATGTGGTCCTTACCCTGGAATGAAATAACACCATCGAAAGCCATTTAACCCTCCTTTACCATAAATTGTGCAAACTCTTCATCACGCTTACGTGCGAGCTCACGATACTTTGCAGCGCAGTCAGGGCAGAGAAGATAACTCTGCTGCACGCCGTCTGCTGATACTCTGCTTATGCTCTTCCATTGCGAGGTAGCAAAGTCACTTTCAAGAAGAAAGGCTTCTTTCTTGCATCTGTCGCATTGGAAGCGTGCAAAGCCACTTGTTTTTGCCATTAAGCTGTCCTTTCCCATTTGAAGCAGCCAAGAGAAGGTAGTTGTTGCCATCTACCTCCGTAGTGTGATTGCGGGTTAACAAATGAAGTTGTTTCAATGACAGAGCCAACAGGGAAAGATGGTGTGGCTGCACCGCCTTGAGTTGCTCCCTGGACGTTGATAGTCACGTCACTAGATCCGTCAAATGTCGCTGTACCGCTGACAGAGCCAACCAGCTTGATGGTGCGTGGCTGTGAGAGCTTCTTGGCAGCGTTAGCATCACCGCCGGGTGTAGATGCGCCAGCGTATGGGTGAGTGTGGCTCGCAGGAGCTGCGCCGACTTCTTGAGCGGTGTATGCTGGCTTTGCAGGAAGCTTTACTGTGTGCGTATGAGCGTCTGTAACGTGTCCTAAAGCGTCAACATTGACCGTTGCGCCTAATTGCACGGTATCACCCCAAGAAGCGTTTACATCGCTCTCAGAGCCGTATGTGCCAGCAGTCACACGAGAAGGCTCATGAGTTAGAGCGACTGTGCCACCTGTGCGCTGAGCCTTGAGAGGTGTAGTTGCTGTGACTTCTGCCACCTTAGAGTCAACCTGCAGTGTTGCTCTGCCAATCTCGCTGGCTGAATCTGTTGCTACTTTTCGAGCTTCATTGACCTTGTTCTCAAGGCTCTTGAAGTCTGCTCTTGATACTTCTGCAGAGATAGTGCGTCCTGCAATGGAAATACCCGTGCCGGCTGTGTATGAGCTTGATACTGCGCCTGAGCCTGTGGAAGAGCCATGCTCAGCGGTACCAGATGAAGAAGTGTTACTGGCTGTGCCACCAACCTTGTAGCTAATGCTTACTTGGGTGTCTGTAACAATAATTACTTTGGTGCCAACGATTGCCGTGACGTGTAAGCCTGTGACAGGATCTATGCCGGGGACGATATCACCAATGCCAAACTCTTCATCGTCATCCAGTGTGACGTTAATTGAGTCAGCAGCTTGATACTCTTTGAGCTTCTTAGGACCGTCTTTCTCAAGCTCTTCACGACTTGCATTGGTGTAGTTGTAAGTTGTGGTGCGCTCATCAATGCCAAAGAGCGTCTGTGTGGTAGAGATATTGCCACGCGCGTCTGCATAGAAATGCAGCACAATACGGTTCTTAAGCTCACCAGAGCCAAGGCAAATAAGATGGTTGTAAGGTCTTACAACTCTCTTAATAGTTACGTCAGAATGTTCTGCGTCTGCGCCGTCAGTCCAGTCTGTAATGGGCTTTACTGAGAGCACAATCATGCGCTCGATGGAGTCATACTCGATATTGAGACGTGATGAAGAATCAGCAAGCATCTTTCTGATGCCCGTCCAGGCATCGCAGTACCTATCAAAGGTGTATTTAACAGTAATGCCAGAGGTCTCTTCTGAGACTTTGAACTGGTTGACAAGTCCCAGACGCTGTACCAGCTGCTTTAAGACTCCGTGAGCTTCACCGCGTACGCTGAGATAGTCTTCTCCGTTTGGTGGCTCTAGAACCTTGTCTCTGATGATGCCTTGCCAGGATCTACCAATGTAGGTGATTGTGTTGTTGCCTGAGTTGGACTCTCGTGCGTCAACAACACCGCCCCATTCAGTACCTTCAACATAGACGTATGCGCCATCATCGAGACGCTGCTCAGAGTCAACATCGAGCGTAAGTTCAAAGTCATTGCCTGTGTCACCATATTCCAGGTCAAGGCGTGCCCCTTTGAGCACGCCAATATCGAAATGTGTTGCGTCTGTGTAACTGATGTCTGGCATTATGCACTCACCTCATTAGGTGCGCTCTGAGTGCTTACTGCCCTTGGAGCGCGTGTCTCACCCTGTGGTTGCTCCTTCTCGTATGGAGGTGTAGAACGTGTCTCATAGAGTGTGAGGTCAAAATCAAACGTGTTATCCCATGTAATGTCGTCAGTACCCGGCTGGATTTGCTCAAAGAGATACGAGCAAGAGCCGTGAGCTCCGCGCTCTCTGAACTTATAGACGTTCTCACGGGTGCCGTTATCCTGGACTACAACAGCGGTTTTACTCTGAGAATCAACCTCAAGATATGCACCAGCTGCAATAGTGGTGTTTACCTTGTGCAGGTTCTCACCAATTCTGATGTATGGGTTTGTAGCAGGACCATAGACACGCCAAAGCCAAGGAGAAGCACTCTTAGAGGGGTTAGTGAATGACTTAGCGGGCTTACCCTGAACAAGGTCAAAGGGGAAGTCTCTTGGGAAGTCAGGCTTAACGCCAGCAACCGCACCGGCTGTCTCATGCTCAAAGTAGAGCGTAGTTGCCTTAAACCATGTAGGGTCTTCAACAAGAAGCGTCAAAACAAACTCTGCGAACTTGTCAGAGAGCCAGTAATTAGTAGG